AGGATTTGTTAAAGCGCTAGACGGTAGACGGATAATAATCCGGTCCTCACATAGCGCTTTGAACTTCCTTTTACAGAGCGCTGGTGCCATCATTAGCAAGCTTTGGTACAACACCTGCTACGAGGAGATCACAGCAGAGGGTTTTACCTACGGCGTTGACTGGTCCTTCCTTGCCCACATTCACGATGAAATACAATTTGCAGTCAGGGAAGAGCACGCAGGACAAATTGGACTCATCGCAGCTAGGTCTTCTCGACTGGCAGGAGAAGCACTTGGACTCCGTGTTGCACTCGATTCAGAATACAAAGTCGGAGACAACTGGGCAGAGTGTCACTAAAACCTGCAAGATCTGTAAAGAGACGAAAGATATTAGTCAGTTCGGTCGTAACGGTACTTGGCATCGTCCTGACTGTTTACCTTGCAACGCCAAAATGCAAAGGGATTACTTAAAAATTCGAAAGAAACATAAAACTCCTCCACTTGGTACGCCGTGCGAGTGTTGCGGTAAGACCAGTGAGAAGCTTCATTGGGATCATTGTCACGACAGCAGTGAGCACCGTGGTTGGCTGTGTAACAACTGCAACACGGGCATCGGCAAACTAGGTGACAATATCGAAGGCGTCCTCAAAGCAGTGGACTACCTAGCCAAGGTCAATAAGCTGGGAACCCATCAAGGAGGTACTGATGACTTGGCTGCTGCTTGACGCAGATATGCTGCTGTTCCAAGCAGTCGTTTCCGCTGAAGTTGAGATTGAATGGTCAACCGACATCATCACAACTCACCTTCCTGTCAAAGAAGCTCAGTTCATTTTCAATGAGCTACTTGAAACCAAACGCAACCAAGCACAAGCTGATCGATTCACGCTTTGTTGGACTGCTAATGAAAACTTCCGTAAGGACGTTGCACCCACCTATAAAGCACACCGTACTCGTTACGACCGTCGCAAACCTGTGGGGTATAGAGCAGTACGACGTTGGGCTGAACAGCAGTTTCCCTCCGAGTGCTGGCATCGACTAGAGGCTGACGATGTTCTTGGCATCCTTGGTACTCGACACCAGTACAAAACAGTTATCTGGTCTGGCGATAAGGATCTTAAACAGATCCCAGGTCTTCACTTAGATAACGAAGGCAACATCTATCACATTTCCCAACTTGAAGCTGATGTCTATTTTTATCGTCAGGCTCTTACCGGTGATTCCACTGACGGCTATCCTGGCTGCCCTGGCGTGGGACCAAAAACAGCGGAAAGACTTATCGAGGAAACTGGGTTTGACGAAGCCGCCGCATGGAGAACTGTAATCAGTCAGTACAAAAAGAAAGGTTTAGGTGCTGATTACGCCTTGACCCAAGCACGCCTTGCTCGCATCCTCCGTGACACTGAGTACACATTCGATGAAGTTCAACTATGGACCCCAATTTCGATCCCATCTGTCCCAGCCACTACGCTTTCGACGAAGGAGTAATTGAATGTATTGATTACATCGAAAGCCACGCCTTTGATTTTATTGAAGGCAACATCATTAAATACGTCACTCGGCACCAACACAAAAACGGTACTGAGGATCTCAAAAAAGCTCGGTGGTATCTCGACCGGCTGATCAAACGATCAGAAGAATGGGACGCCAAGTGGAGCAAACGCCAAAACATTTATCAGGAGGTTATTGACGATGCTGACTTCGAACTCCGAATTAGTTCGGACTTGGATGCAACGAGCGGACCAGTTAACCAATCCTGATAACGAACAGCGTGAACAGCAACTTGCGTATGTCGAAGAAGAGTTCTATGAACTTCTTTACGCGTATCGCAATGAGTCTCGCGCACAAGTTATCAAAGAAGCCTGCGACCTACTATGGGTCACTTATGGTTTGCTTCTTACCTTGGGTGTGGATCCTGATTCTGCTTTTGATCGGCTCTACACCTCTAACTGGTCCAAGTTTCCTTTCACAAAAGTGGATGGAAAAGTCCAAAAAGGCCCCAACTACAAACCCGTTAACTTCTCAGACCTATGAAGCCTTACGATGAACTGCTGAAACAAATTCCTCAAGGCGCTTGGCAATATGTCGAAGCCGAATATGAGGAAGATGATGAAGGTGAGGGCTCGATTCAGTTCTATTGGGACGAAGACGAGCACCCTGAACTAGCTCCCCTTTCTCAACTCACTGAAGATCAGTGGGAAGACTTTGTAATCACTTCACTTCAACGAGCAATTGACAACGATGAAACTGACCAAAGCGACTCTGAACCCAGCAATCGCGATGACCGGGAGGGTGGAGAGCTGGATTGAGAATCCCACCCGCCGTTATCCCGTTAGTTGTACTGTGTTCGTTGTGGAAGACACAATGGACGAGCACGAAGATGGGCTTGAAGGGTCTTGGCAATTTGCTAGTAAAGCTCTTCGATACGGTGCAGGGGTGGCTATCCATCTTTCTAAGCTTCGCGGCAAAGGCACAAAGAACACTCACGGAATGGTTGCTTCAGGCCCTTGTGGGTTCATGGAGATTTACTCCAAGTTCAACGAGATTCTTCGTCGCGGCGGTACCTACCGGAATGGTGCGGTGGTTGCTCATCTTGACGCAGATCATCCTGACATTTTGGAGTTTGTTAATTACGATCGCGGTCGTATTCCTTGGATCAAACGTTGCGTTAATGTTGATCCTCTAATTATTGACGAACCAGACAAACTGAAAGCAATCATGGACGCTGCCCGTAAGGGTGATGTTTGGATTGTGAAGAAGCAGTACGACGCCAATGGTGAGCGTATCTACTCCAACGTGTGCCAAGAGATTCTTTTGAAGTCTCGGGACACTTGTCTGTTGTCTCATATCAATTTGGGTCTCACTAAGATTGATGAGATTCCTCAAGCCTTTGCTGATGGCATGAAGTTCCTTTGTGAGCTTTATGAGCAAACTGGGGTAGATGAATCTGGCATCTACAGCCGCAAAGATAACCAAGTTGGTCTGGGTGTTCTTGGCCTGGCAAACTTGTTGGCTATTGAAGGCGTGACCTATGAGGACTTTGTGGCTGCTCTGCGTCGCAAGAACCTGGGTGTAGGTAGCGCTGAAACCAAAGCCGGTAAGATTGCTCACGCCATCTTCCTGGGCTTTATGGAGGCCTCTAAGGTGGCTGCTGACCATAAGATGTCGCGAGCTTTCACAGTGGCTCCTACAGCGTCTTGTGCGTACCGCTATGTAGATCGTGAAGGGTTTACTACAACCCCCGAAATCTCACCTCCGATTAGCCGTGATGTAGATCGTGATAGTGCCACTCTTGGTGTGCAAAGTTACAAGTTCAACCCGAAATGCGAAACTGCTGAACAAGTTGGTTGGGATACATTTTTCGAGTTGAACTGTGAGTGGCAACGGCTGATGGATAGCACGGGAATGGCTCATGCAATTTCTATGAATTGGTGGTCGGATATGACATCCATGGACCGTCAATTTATGTCACGATGGTTGAACTCCCCCCTGAAGAGTTTGTATTACTCTCTTCAGGTAATGTCCGACACCCAAGATAAATCCAGCGCCTACGCAGCGATTAGCGACGTAGATGTTGAGGATTACCTTGCCAATTTGTTGGAGGGAGATTCTGAACCTCAATGCGATTGCGCCGAATGAACCCGTATCAGAAGCTGCTAGCCCGTAAGCGCACTTGGACTCCTATTCAATCAACCGCTGGCAAACTGAAAGAGGGCTCGGAGGAAACAGTCTTCCGGGCTCTTGCCCTTCGTCATATGGAGTTGCCTGTTGGTGACTTTATCCAAGATGCTTGCTCTAATGAAATTCCTGAAGCCTCCCGTGCGCTTCTTGAAAGCAACGTCAAAGACGAAATCCGCCATGATCTTGCGCTGGGATATATCACCAACGCATTGGGAGTGGATGAACAGGCCGAAAAAGAAGCCTTCCGACTACGGCAAGCGTGGATTGAACATCCAGATCATCCGGTCCTCAAAGCAATGGTGGCCGAGCGTGCGATCTTTTTCGTTCTCCTCCCGTTCTTTCGTTTTAACGGTGATGCTGGTCTCCGAACGGTAAGCGCTGACATTAGTCGTGATGAACAAGTTCACGTTGCTGCCAATAGCCTTGTTTGTCGTGAGCTGGGGCTTAGTGTCTCTCCTTCTCTTGATAAATTGCGTAAGGCAACTATTAATTGGGTGATGCAACCACTTACTGGGGTACACATTAATAAATATCTGAACAAGCAGTTTTGGCTGGATCAAAGCGACAGTCTGATGTACTCAGGTAAAGCTGAAGGTTTGATTGAAACCCAACGAGCTCGGATGCCTGCGTTCTTTGAGACGAGTAACTCTGACCTTCCCAGCTACGCTTGATATACGGTTAAAGAATTGTCATGCCCAGACACGACTCCAAGTTTGTAGAACCTAGTTTTTACGTTGACCCACTCGCACTGGAGTTTTCTGGTATTGAGTGCTGCATTACTTGGGGTCAATTTTGGAGTGGTGATTGGTCTGGACAAGAACAAAGAAATCAAAATACAGAAGCTCAACGTGAACTTGACCGAGCACGAGCTTTGTATGAAGAAGAAACTCGACGTGCCAACGCTGCTATTGCAGAACAACAAGCAGCTCTTGATATTCAATTAAAAGAACAAGCAACTCTTAAAGCTCAACAAGACGCTGCTTTAGCCGAAACTTTAAAGCAAGCTGATATTTCTAAAAAAGTATCAGCTTCAACTTTGGGACAAGAGCGTATTAAGGCTTCAATGGGCGTAGTTCAAGCTCAGCAATCAATAAGAGAAACTTCTTCTCGAACAATGACGAAACAAACTGGTCAAACTGTTGGTCAACCGGGCATTTCAAAAACAAGGGTTGGTACTCGTATTGCCATTGGTGGTTATGGTGGTACCGCTCCAGGCAAAATTAATCCAACTGGTTTGAACATATGATTCCGTACATTGATCCAGAAATTATCAAATATTTAGACGAGCTTTATCCAGATAGAGCGCCTGACCTTAGTATGGAAGAGAAACTTATTTGGTTTTCCGCTGGTCAAGTATCAGTTGTTCGTCATCTAAAAGATCAGCACAACCTTCAAGAAGAAACTAAGTACAGTTAACCGGTAGCGCAAATGGCTTTTTGGATTCCTCTTACAATTGGCCTGACCGCAGCAGCTACTGCGTACTCTGGTTATACAGCTGCTCAAGCCTCTAGAGAACAAGCAGATGCTTCTCGCAGGGCTGCAACTCAAGCTCGTGAAGCAGCTCAAGCACAAGTGCGGCAAATGCAAGCTGACGCTGCTCAACGTGCTCAAGAGTTTCAAGCGCAAATTGAGCAAAGCCAAGCACAGACTGCTCAAGCTGTTAAGTCAGCTCAGATGGCTCAGCAGTCTGCAATGGCACAAATTGCACAGCAAAAGACTTCTTCTGCTCTTGCCATCCAACAAAGCCAACTGCAAGCAGCTATTCAGCAACAACAGAAAGCATCCAATATTGGCACTCAAGCTCGCCGTCGTGTTGGCACACCTGCTGCAATGCGTACTAGTTTGGAAATACAATCTCCTCTTACTGCCGGAGCTGGCGGTACAGGTCTTGGTATTCCTACAGGAACTGGTGGTTTGAATGTCTAATGCTTCGGCTCGTTACTCGGCACTAGAGCCAGAAAAGACGATTTATCTGGATCGCGCTATTGAGTGCAGCAAGTACACTCTGCCGACTCTTATTACCGAGAACGACCGTAGTACTGGTAAAAATCTTTACACAAAGATTGCTACTACCTACCAAGGTCTTGGTGCTCGTGGCGTCAATAACCTGGCTAGCAAGCTGCTGATTGCTTTGCTGCCTCCTAACCAAGCTTTCTTCCGTCTCTCTGTAGACGACATGAAGCTGAAACGGGAACTTGAGAACTACAAGGAGCTGCAGTCAGAGTTTGATCAACAACTGGCTTTGATGGAACGCGCAGTGATGCGGGACATTGAAGAGTCTGGTGATCGCACGGCGCTGTTTGAGGCCCTCAAGCACTTGATCATTGGTGGTAACGCTCTGCTGTATGTCGCTGAAAGTGGCACCAGGGTTTATCCACTGAAGTCTTTTGTGCTGAACCGTGACCCTGAAGGGAACATCCTTGAGGTTGTGGTGCGTGAAGAAGTTAGCCCTGATGTGCTGCCTGAAAAAGTTGCACCTAAAAACAACGATGGCAAGTTTGTAGATAAGAGTGTTTTCCTCTACACCCACATCACTTGGGATTACAAAGCTGATCGGTGTAATTGGTATCAAGAAGCTTACGCAAAACAGATTGGCAAGAAAGGTTCTGTTCCTATTGAAAAGAGCCCCTGGATTCCCCTTCGTATGTTCCGCGTGGCTCATGAAGCCTACGGTCGTGGTTACTGTGAGGAGCTTCTGGGTGACCTCAAGAGCCTTGAGTATCTTTCTAAAGCAATCGTTGAGGGCTCTGCAGCAGCAGCAAAGATCATTTTCCTCTGCAAGCCAAACGGTACGACCCGTCCTGACGCTCTTGCTCGGGCTGCTAATGGATCAATTGTTGCAGGTGATCCAAATGATGTGGCTCCTCTGCAAATGCAAAAGCAGGCAGACCTTACGGTGGCTCTCAACACCATTGCTCGGATCGAACAACGCCTTAGCTTTGCGTTCCTGCTTAACAGTGCCATCCAAGCTGGTACTTCTGGCCGGGACCGAGTGACAGCCGAAGAAATCAGAATGGTTGCTCAAGAGCTGGAAGCAGGATTGGGGGGCATTTACAGCATCTTGAGCGTTGAGATGCAGCTTCCTTTGGTCAATCGCAAGATGGCTCTTATGGAGCGTCAAGGGCGTCTTCCGAAACTTCCTAAGGATGTTGTAAAACCTCAGATCACCACTGGTCTTGATGCTCTTGGCCGTGGTAACGATAAGGCCAAACTGATTGAGTTTTTGCAAACCATTGCTGGCACTCTGGGTCCTGAGGT